TGTGCGCCCAACGGTTTCTGTGACCAAGGCGCCAAGGTCTTGTACTTAGGCAACGAAGAACGCACAGAACGCATCATGCTGCGCGCCATACAAGCCTATACTGGCATGACCCGCGATGAAATAGCCAAGGCGCCAGCCAAGGCCAAGGCTATCTTTTCGCGCATTGCTGATTTTCTTGTAATGAATGACACCCAAGATTGGGATCTACAGCATATTGAGGCGTACATCGAAAATGTGGCGCCTGACGTAGTAATCCTAGACCAAGGCGACAAAGTTCATATTGGCGGCACGTACAGTGCGTCCCATGAACGCTTGCGCGAATTGTTCAAGAACTTGCGCGAATTGGCCAAGCGGCGCAACTGCGCCATCATTACAATTAGCCAAGCGTCTGCGGAAGCTAAAGGCCGTACAAGACTATCCCCCTTCGATATGGAAGGCTCAAAGATAGGCAAGGCTGCCGAAACAGATTTGATTATTGGAATTGGCAAGCATGAAGCTGGCGACATTGACGATTCAGAAATCGACAATAGCCGCTATCTGACTGTTTCTAAAAACAAATTATCTGGGTGGCATGGCACTATCATCTGTAACATTGAGCCAGAAGTATCCAGATACGTAGTCTAATCAATCACTTACAAATTATTTTTGGGCGGCCTGCTGTTTTTGCTTGCCGCCTTACAAAAAATAGTTTAGGCTTACGCCCCAGTGGTTGTGGCCAAAAAGAATTATTCTTTAAGTAATTAAAATTATTAAATATTTAAAGATATAATATTCTATAATCTTTATTTCTTTATTTCTATACCAGAAAACCAGAAAATATGCCTAGTCAGACTGATCTATCCAAAAGACTTCTTGGATATATAGATCCTTTCCAGAATACTAAGAATACTAAAATAATCAGATATCCTATCCTTGGGCGCTTTGTACTGACGCACACGCCTGACGATCTGGAAATACCAGATGAATACAAGAACTGGACGTTCGACAATGAAGTTAAGTATCTTGTACGTGATCTTCCGGTTACTGCCCACTATCTAAGTAAGCATAAGGAGCATTCTATTGTACAAAGCGTAGAGCAAGCGCTGATTGGCTATCGTAAAGGCTTACAAAGACGCCAAAGAAGCATGCCGTTTAAAGACAAGATTACAATGAACTGGGATTTCTACCATCTGGATATAATCGCCAAGTCCCTTTTAGATGCCCGCATAAAAGTTTTTTACGAAAATAGCGATTTGCCGCTGGCAAAATACAGCATTTCGTATAGGTTTAAATATAAGTCGATGTTGCTTCCACTATTTCGTAACTATGAAGAAAGGAACATTCATGAAGATAGGGAAATAAACTATGGAGTCAGCCGCTACCTCCACAAGTTCGACAAATATTGATAATACTGGTGACAGTAAGAATAATTACAGGTGCAGTCACTGCCATACCTTGTACATGTATGAATTGACTGAGCTTACCACTGCCAGCAAAAATCCGTACCGTGTGTGCGATCTTTGTAAGCGCAAAATAGACAATACAGTCTTCCAGAAATATCAAGGGTACCACTTCTAACTACATTCTACATTCTACATCTACAGCAGGGGCGCAAATGCTACTTAACTATAAGCAAGTAAAACAACAACTTAGGTGCGGCGGAATCCTTTTGGCCGAAGCCATTAAAGAATTAAGCATCAATCCTACCGTCTACGGAAACACAAAGTTACTGACGCCAACTCAGTACAACAGTGTAAAGAACTTCATTGCCGCAAAAAGACCTGTGCCGCGTGCCAGACCCACAAATACCGGAACCGCTACTGCCACCTCCGTACAGCTACAGTTGCCGCAAGAACAAACCAACAGCGCCCCTCCTTTGCGCGTACAACTGAGCCGCAGTGATTCGTACTATGCGGAACTCAGGGCGCAAAATGCGTATCGTTTGCTTAAAGAATCCAAAGTTAAATTGAATTACAAAGAATCTTCTAGGATAGATTTCTTGGATAGATTCGTTGTAGGGTTTAAGGCTGAAGCAGCCTTTGCACGCTTGTTTGATTTGCCAATGCCGTCTGCGGCACCAATGTGGTCAGATGGGCGCGTAGACTTTTGGGTCAACAATATTTCTGTAGATATCAAGGCTAGCACATTTTCTGGGGCCAACCCCTATTTAGTGTTTGACAGTGCCGAAAATTTCGGGTCTGATATTGCTTGCTTGATGCAGACTACAGACGAAGACATGGAGGTCTTCACTTTTAACGGATGGATTTGCCGAAAAGATTTTTTGTCCCAAGCGGCCACAACAAATTTTGGACAGGGCAACCGTCTGTACGTATCTTCCAGTAATCTTCAGCCTATTGAACGGCTGTGGCGTTTCTTCAAGGAAAATCAAAATGAAACTCAATACCAGAACACCAGAGTCTTTTCTGCCAGCGATCTGCGTTGATCTTGAAACAACAGTTCAAACAGATCAAGAAAGAGGCATAAAAGACAACAGCCCGCACAATCCACTAAATCAGATAGTATCGGTACATTGGCGCTTCATTGACGCTGATGGAGTCTATTCGGCCCCAAAGCACTTTGTACTGTTCCATAAGGAAGTACAAAAGCAGGATGCTGCCGACATAGACATTTCTGGTTTTGTGGAAGACCTAGCGGCTGCAAATACTTTTGTGGCCCACAACGCGAAGTATGATTTAGCATATATACAATCATTCTTTCCGCCAGAAGTTCTATCCAGCGTACCAGAGCGCATCTGGTGTACAATGGTCACTGAGTACATCCTAGCGCGCAGTGTACGTACCCCCCTTAGTTTGGAACAGACAGCCATTAGGCGCGGCGTATCGCTCAAGAAGACAGACCTTGTAAGCAATCTATTTAAAGGCGGCATAGGCTTTGAAGAAATGCCGCTGGACGTAGTTGTTGAATACGCTGACGCCGATGTGCTGTCTACCTGCCAGATATTTATCCAGCAATTACAAGAAATGTTTGCGCCAGACGATGGCGGCCTGCGCCCTGTTCTGGAGTTGTCTTTTGATATGCTTAGATTCCTGCAGCACATCGAAGACAACGGCATATGCATTGACCTATGCGTCTTGGATCAAGTCGAACAGGAATACGTACAAGAAAAGGCTCAGATCCTTGGGCGCCTTGAAGATATTGCACGCCACGTAATGGGCGACACGCCCATCAATTTAAATAGTGGCGCTGATGTGTCCATGCTTATCTATTCGCGCAAGATTGTAGACAAGGCGCTACACAAGCAAGTGTTCAATATAGGTACAGATGCACGCGGCAAAAGCTTGCGGCCCCCACAAATGTCTGAGCGCCAGTTTATTGGGCATGTCCGCAGCAATACGGAAATTGCCCGCAAGACTGTTGCGCACAACTGTTCTAGCTGCAATGGCTTTGGCAAGATTAGAAAAACAAAGAAAGACGGCACGCCCTTCAAAAAGGAAACTAAGTGCGTTAGGTGCGCTGGCGCTGGCCTTATCTTTGTACAGTTGCGCGAAGTTGCTGGTTTGCGCCTGTCGCCCGAATCCGCCGAAGATGCTAGCGCCAATGGCTTTAAAACGGACAAGGCCACCATCAAGCGCTTACAATCCAAGGTAGCCTACTGGGAAGACACAAACCCTTTAAAGGAACAGGCGCAGCAATTCTTGCAAGGCTTGACGCGCTTGAATGCCATCAATACCTACCTAGATTCCTTTGTACGGAACATAAAGCACTGGACTAGGGAAGATGGTTTGTTGCATGCCCAATTTAATCAGACAGTTACGCGCACTGGGCGCCTGTCTTCCAGCAATCCTAACTTCCAGAACCAGCCCAAAAGCGGCAAGTTTCCTGTGCGCAAATGCGTAGTTTCGCGCTGGCAGGCCCAAGGCGGCCAGATTATCGAAGCAGACTTTAGTGGCCTAGAATTTAGGGTAGCAGGCGAATTGAGCCGTGACCCACAGATTATTGCCGACATCTTTGACGGCAAAGACGTACACAAACAGACGGCCTGCATCATCAATCAATGCAGTCCTGCCGATGTTTCCAAAGATATGCGCCAATCCGCGAAGGCGTATACGTTTGCGCCGCTGTACGGTGGTATGGGCGCAAGCGAACCCCCTCATGTGCAGGAGTATTTCAAGGAGTACTTCAATATCTACGAACGATTAGGTGCTTGGCATAAGGAACTGATGACAGGCGTCCTAAAAACTGGCATCGTTCGTACACCTTCTGGCAGGGAATTCCATTTCCCTGACGCGCACAGAACCCGAAGTGGTAGGGTTACAAACGCTACTGCTATCGTCAATTACCCTGTCCAATCCTTTGCTACAGCCGACATAGTGCCTTTGGCATGCGTAAGGGCATTGCGGTTATTCATGGAAGAAAAGCTGCACAGTAAAATCATCTTGACCGTGCATGATTCTATTGTTGTGGACTGTTACCCAAATGAGCAGGACAGGGTCTTCCATCTTTTGTATGAGGCCATGTCCTCTGGAATAGCTGATGATATCAAGAATAGATTCGGCTATGAGCTTTGTATGCCGCTAGACATCGAAATTGTTTGCGGCCCTAATTGGATGGAAACTTCCGAAGTAGATGCTTCCATCTACACTAATCCTAATTAACTTAATTAGTTAAGGTGCTTAAAATGTCTAATACTAATAATCTTCCAGCAACTGCCGCTGATCTTACTCCAGAAATGATGCAACTGCTTGGTACAACAGCGCCCACTGGCGGCGAAACTGAGCGCTTGCCGCAACTAAAGATCAATTCAAAGCGCAAGGACAAGCAAAACCGCAAGGTTCCGCAAGGCCATTTCTTTGTGTCCGGCTTGGAAAGCCAGAATGAATTGGTATATGCCGAATCAGTTAAACTGCGCGTACTGAGCCAACTGTATCAATGGATACATTATGACCCCGAACAGAATAAAGTAACCAACAAGACGA